ATTTAAAGTTACAGGTGATGGCGGTAATTACGTTTTAGACTATGATGAGGTGCCAGAAACAAATATAAAAGGCACAGGAATATTTACAGACTTTTTAGAAAATATAACACCAACAGCCACAGAAAAAGCAATTGGATTAGAATCATTAATTCAAACAGAAGAACAAAAATTAAAAGACAGAAGATCAACCATTGGTCCAAAAGTTTTTGCAGATACGTTTGGTCTTGGATTAGAACTTACAGCTCCAATATTTCCTGGTTTAAAATTATTAAATGCTTACGCGGCGGCAAAAAAATTACCTAAAGATAAAGTTACAGAAGAATTATTAAATAAAGAAATAGATCAAGTTCTTGCTCAAAAAGGTATGAACAGAAGAGAATTTTTACAAATGTCTGGAGCAGGTGCAACAGTTGCTCTAGCTAAAATGTTAGGTATTATAGATTTCTTTCCCAAAGCTGGTAAAGCTTCTAGAGCCGCTTCAAAAATGGCCATGGATACACAGGTTACAGGAATGCCTGCATGGTTTAAAGATGCAGTATACGCCATTGAAAAAAAAGGTATTTTAAAATCTAGAGGAGACATAAAAGGTATAGAGCCAGATTTTTTTGAAATGACACTAAATACAAAAGCTGGACAGAAAAAAGTGTTAATGAGTAAAAATGATAACACTGGTGAAATTACAATAGATTGGACTACAAATTATTATGATACAGAAATACCAGTTAGTATAACTTATAAACCTGGTGAATCAGGATATCAAAATTTATTATCTGATCCAGAGTTTCCACAATCTGTAGAGCGATATAATGTAGAAGTAGATGCACCTGAGTTTGAATATAAAACAGTTGATGTTGAAAGCATGGGACCTGAAGATACAAGTTTTGATTCTGCTATAAATTTAGATATTAGAGAAGAGGCAGATGCAGTCGTTGAAGCGTTAGAAGAATTAGGACTAACTTTAACAAAAGGTCAGAAAAAAGAAGCAGCAGAAAATTTTAGATACTATAATGAAGTTGAATTAGATGAAGGTTCTGGAGCAAACACTCAAAATCCCCTAGATGAGAACGATGTGTTTACTCTCATGGACAGTATTAAAAGAAACCAAAAATGATTAAAAGACTAACAAGAACAATACCACCTAAAAGGGGACCTAATCCACAAGGCTTGAATGTTCCCTTAAAACAAGTTAAAACAGTGAACCTGGAGAATATAAATGGCAGAAATAGACAAAACGTTACCCAACGTAAAAACATCTATCGAGGTTAATCCTCAAGAAGAAATAGAGATTGAACAACAGAAAGCAGAAGAAGCTGCTGACCCTGGAGTAGAAGTAAACCCATTAGAAGATGGTGGTGTTGAAGTTAACTTTGATCCAAGTAAAGTTAACATAGAAGGCACACAAGGACACTTTGATAATTTAGTAGAATTATTACCCGATGAAGTTTTAGATCCGATTGGTAATGAATTAGCAC